TAAATCTGCTGTACTTCTGTAGCTAAAAGGTATAGCGTACGTAGTAGTAACACCGTTACCAGTATATCTTACAAATGAATTTGCCATAGTTTTTGTTTAGTTCTTCTAAAAGGGGTACTTTATCTATTTTCCAAATAATTGTTGAAATTCTATCGTTTCTGCTGATTTTTTAAGAGCATCAATAGTAGTAATTTTATTGTTAATTGAAATAACACCATAACTTGAAACCCATTCTCTAGCTTCTCTTTCAAATTCTCTAATTTTAGAAAGTAAGTAAGCATCTCCTATATATTTCCCACCTAACAATTTATTAGACACATATCTTTTATTAAACTCAGAAGCAGGGTTTTCTAACTCATATTGAAAAGTTTCATTAAGAGTTCTGCCACCTATTTTAATTTGCGTTTTAACTTGACGCATAGCTTCATACACAGTTGTGCCTTCTGGAAATTTTATAATTTTATTTGTTACTGGACTTTTCATTTCAATAATATTATTTGTTTTCATATTGAATGGTTTTTTAGTTCCAATATTTATAGTAAATTGAGGTCTTTCCCATTGTATATTAGATGTTTCTAATTTTTCTTGAGCTTCTTTTGATAATGTAATTTTGTTACCATTTCGGTCTAACATTTGAGCGCTCCAATGCGTAGTAACTGGAAACATATCTTGTGCTTGACCTAACAACAATCCTTTAGGTTTAGGATATACATTTCCTAACGGGTCAGATTTAGGTGATAAAGCATCACCATAATTTAATATTTCATATTTATTACCTAAATATTTTTCATTAATTATTTTAGATAAACCATAAGGTGTTGATTGTTTTAGATGGTCTAACGCTGTTGTTAACTCTGCTTCAGCATCTGCAAATACTTTATTTGTCCATCTCCAAGTAGTAGCTAATGGAACATTCTTAGCACCAAACCTACCAAAATATCTTTCTAATTTTGAAATGTTTTCTGCACCTTCTTCATTAGTTGCTTCTGTTTCAGAAAATATTTCAGTTAATTTAAAGAAATCTTGTGTCATTAAATTACTAGCAAAAATGTTAGACCATAAAGAAAATGAAGCTCCTGCTATATGACGGAAAAAATCTAAATATCTTTCTTGTTCAGCACTGTGTAATGGGTCATTAAATATATCACTTGCTTCTTCTAAAGCATCTTGTATTGATGCTGTAACCATAAATGGTATTGACAAAGGAAAGAAACGAGACAATTGTGTATACTGTGTAACACCGTTTTCATCTTCCCATTTATAAGCAAATCTATGTTTTCTATCTTTTTCTTTATATCCTGTTAATCTTCCTTGAATAGCATAATAAGTTGCTAATCCATAAACAGCCGCTCCAACACCTTGTATAGCTTGTGCTTTGTTTCTAACAATTGGGTCAGAAGCATTTTGCATAGCCCTAAATTCCATATTTAATTTATTAAGAACAGGTGTTGCTTGCCATCCGTATTTAAATAAATTAACAGGTGTTTTTACAAAATGTAAACTTGATAAAACTCTTATTAAAGGCATTTTATTTACAGTTTTTAATAACCAATCACCTATATTATATTGACTTTGTTTTTGGTCAGGATAAAATTGTGTAGGGTCTAACATTTCATTTTTAAGATTTTGAGTAAATGAACCTGTTCTTGCTACATATGTAGGGTCATTAGCAACTGATTTAGTTAAGTCATCTAATGATGATGCTTCTAAAGAATTAAATGTTTTTGTTTCTCTAAAGTTTCCAAATTCATCTTCATATTGGTAATATAATTCAGACCATTTTTTTTCAAAAGGTGTTTGTTCAACTTTTTGTTTTTCAAAATCAGCAAGTTTTTTATTTAACTTTTCTAATTTTTTAATATTAATTTTATCTTGTGCTTGTTCAAATCTAATGTTTTCTTTTACATTTCTAATGTTATCTTCTAATGCTACAATCTGTGTTTTATTAAATCTCCTTCTGTTTTTCCATAATTCAGGATAAAAAGCTCTCATTCTTTGATTAACGTTAGCAACTCTTGCGCTTCTGTTAAATATGTTTTTCATTAAAGTATCACCTGCGCCTAATAATCTTAAAGTTAAAAATGATAATTTACCTAATGGTGTACCAATTTTACCTGCAACTTGTTTAAAAATACTATCAGATGCTTTTAACTGGTCAAAGTATGTTTCCATATTTCTTTGCTGTCTTCCGTCAAATCTATGTTCTAAAGAATCTCCAATATTTCTATTAGCTTTCCAAGACAGTTTTGCTTTTTTAAATGCTATTTGAAAAAATCTTAATTGAGAAACTAATAAATCACCTGCCATTAACATTTGATTTATACCTTGTTTTCTATTTCCATTTTTAAAACTAATTAATCCACCAGTAAATTGTTCAACTATTTGTAATTGAAATTTAGTTGCGGCAGACAATAAGTTAATTTCGTGAGTAGTTGGGTCACCTAACAAATTAGCTGTAGTAAATTCATTATAAGCTTCAAAGAAAGTAACATTTTTTTCTTTTGCTTTTCTATTAATGTTTTTGATTACTTTATGCATTTTGTAATCATTTTTAGATATATCAGCTAAATCATTAACTGCTTTTATTTTTTGTGAAGCAGGTAATTTTTTAATTTTGGCAATTAACTCAGGTAATTCTTTTGCAATTGCAATGTCTGTTTCCATTCTTAATTTATCAGCTTCAGTCATTTCAACCATTAATTTTTGTTGGTTTAATGCGTCAGAAACACCTTCAACAGTTTTTACGTGATTTTTAATAAGAACAGTTTTTTCATCTATAGCTTCTATTAATTTTTCTGTTACTGCAAGTTTTTCATCTAAATCAACAGCATTATCGGCTAGTTTTCTAATTTCAGAAACTTCTTTACTTTTATTTAAAATGTTGACACGACCAGCATAAATAGTAGGTGCTAAATCTGGTGCTATTTTAGCAACTGTTTTTAATTCTTTATCTAATTCTTCAGCATTTTCTTTTCCTAATATTTTAGATGCTTTAAGTTTTATTTGATTAAATAAACCAACTCTTTCAGTTGTTCTTACTTCACCACTTTTAATTAAATTATCAATAGTTGTTTTAATTTCTTGCACAACTACATTATGTGCTTCGTCTGGATTTATTTTAGATAAATTAATAACTGGTGTTCTTCTTTTAATTTCACCTATTTTTTCATTAATAGTATTAACTTCACTTGTTCGTTCTGTAATTTTTTTAGGAGTTTTTTGTGATGGTGTTTCTGCGGGGAATTTTTTTACTTTTCCATCTTTACCAGAAAATGTTTCATCAGCTTTACTTCCTGCCCACGCAAAGTCTCTATTATAATCAGATTTAAAACCATCACCTTTATCGTAAAATCTTCCAGCTTTTCCTTTTGCTGACCAAGCCGACATCCCAGCGCCAACAGTACCTTGTGCAACTCCACCTGTTACGCCTGTAATTAATGTTCTAGTTAAATTATAATCAGTCATTAATCCAGCGTCAACTTCAGCAGACTGTCTTGCTAAATCTGAAGCGGTGGCAATAGTTGCTCCGTATGCGGCTTCTTTTTTACCTATTTCTATAGCCGCTTTTTTCATAGCTAAATTTTGAAATTCTTTTTTAGTTAAAGTTTCTAATGCTGTTTTACCTGCTTCTCTTGCTACAATTTTACCAGCACCTAAACTAAATAAGTTAACAGGGTCAGCTATTAATGAAGGAACAAAATCTTTAGCCCATTTAAAAAAGCCAATAGTTTTACCGCCAAAATAAGGTAAGTCTGCATATACTTGTGTTATTTCTGCCCAATCGTTTTTGTATTGTTCATCTTTGGCTAAAACCTGTCCAACATCATTTGCAATACCTACTGTATTATATTCACTCCAAATTCTATCTTGATAAAATTTTTCTATAATTTCAGCTTTACTATAATCATTAATGTTTTTACCACCTGTTATAGCATTGTTAGCATCACTTAAACCACCTGAATAATATCTTTTTAATAATTGTTCAAAATCATCTGACTGTAATTTTTCTAAAGCTAATTTTTGACGTTCAGCTTTTTGCATAGCATCATATTTTTGACGTTCTATTCTATTTCTTCTGTTTTGTTTTCTATTTGCTATTCCACCTTCTTTACTAATAGTAATGTCTTCTTCCCAAGAAATTCCTAAATCTAATCCCATTAATTATCCTTATATTATTTTAAATATTCGCTTACTAAAGTATCTAATTGAACTGAACTAATGTTAAATGCTTTTGCTAAATTTAATTTTGCGTCTTCTGATAAAACTCTATTATATAAATCTTTAGTCATTGGTCTTCCGGTTATTTGTTCTAAAGTATTAATAAAGAAATTTTGTTGTGCTTCAATACTAGAACCTTTTTCAATTAATCCCAAAGGTGTGTAAGTTTCAATTTTAGGTAATTGAAAATTTTGTACATTAGAATTAATATTATCTATTACTTGATTTATTTGGTCAGTGTAATCTACAGCATCTATTTTTAAATCTCTTATAAATCTTTCTGCTAATGATTTTTGCGCAATTTTATCTTCTTTAAATCTTTCAAAACCTTTTGTATTTAATAAATTTTGAAAATCTGTACTTTCCATTATTACTGTAGTTGGACTTAATAAACTAGCTTCTGCTTGTGAAACTATTTGTGATGTAAAAGGTTTAAAAGCTTCTACTGCTGTTGTAACATTGTTTTCATAGTATTCAGTTACAATATTATCTAAATCAATTGAAGAAGTTAAATCAATTCCTTCTTTGTTTATCCTATCTGCTAAAGCATCTAACCACGTAGGATTAGAATAAGTTTTAATTTTTTCATTATATGTTTCATTAAAAAATTTTTGTTGTGCAACAAACCACTGATTTTTAACAGTAGCGTCAGCAAGTCTTGGTGGTTTAGGGTTTTGTTCTAACCAAGACATATAATCAGTTTGCATTTCTTGTTGAATTAAATCTGATACGTATTGATTTTTTTGTGAATTATATTTTTTATCTACAGAAGGAACTAAATCAACAATGATTCTATTAATTTTACCTACTGTATTAGTAAACGCATTTTCTTCAAATGGTGGTGAATAATTATTACTTTCATATTTTTGAGCCTCTATTAATAAACTATTTAATGTTACTAATGTTTCTGAATTATTAGAAGCATCTCTCCAATCTTCTAATAATTGAGATTCATTGTTATTATAAACACCTTTCATAAGGTCAATTTTAATATTGTTTATTTTATTTTTATCTTCTCTTAATTCTGCAATATTTTTTGCAATGCTATTAATTGTTATATTTAATTGAGGGTATTTTTTTGTAGCACTATTAACTTTATTAGCATATTCTATTTCACCTGAAGGTGTGCTTTTATCTATAGAAAATATCTCAAATATTAAATTTCTTTTATCTTTTTCTGTTTCTCTAATAGATGCAGTGTATTCAGCGTTAATTAATACTCTTTTTTTAGTTTCAAAAGCTT